GGCGAGCTGCTGGCAAACTAATTTTCCGCACACAAACCAAAACACATGAGCAATTCACAACTAGCAACCACGCCACAATCCAGCGCCGTCACGATGATCCGTGAAGCTATGTCCAGCGGCGTAAGCCCTGAGCACCTTCGCGAGCTGCTGGCGGTTCGACGCGATTGGGAGGCGGACGAAGCACGCAAGGCTTACAACTTCGCAATCTCCGACTTCCAGCGCCGCGCCCCGATTATCAGCAAGGGCGACAAAGCCTACGACAAGGAATACGCCCGCATGGATCGCATCTGGCGCGAGATTCGCCCGCTCCTTACCGAGCTTGGCCTTTCCGTGACTTGGCAGATTTGCGAACTTCGCGAGGGCAACTTGTGCCATGTCGAGGGGCAGCTACGTCACCGTGACGGACACGGTGAGAAGCTGGCGATTGACGTGCCGGTGCCTGAGATTATCAAAGGACAGAACAAGGCGCAGCAGATGGGCAGCGCGAGCACCTACGCCAAACGCTACGCCATGACCGCCGCGCTGGGTATCGTGACCGGCGATGACGACGACGGGCATAAGGCCGGAACGCTGTTTGTCACGCATGAGCAGGCCGAACAGATCACAGAGCTTGTCGAGACTTGCCGTGGACTGTCCGACTTTAACGAGCCGGTTTTCTGGAAGTGGGCGAAGGCCGAAAGCGCAACCGAGATCGAAGCCGCACGCTTTGGCGACGTGGTTAAGAGCCTCAAGAATAAGCTGGGGGGCAAGAAATGATCGTGAGCCAAGCGCAGCAACGCTCCGATGCGTGGTATGCTCTCAGGCGCGGCCTTCCCACGGCTAGCCGCTTTGACGCAATCTTGACGCCATCCACAGGCAAGCCGAGCAAAGGGCAGGATAAATTAATCGACGAGTTAATTGCCGAAAGCATCCAGCCGCCAGAGCAGGGCTTTATCCGCCACTACATTTCGCCCGAGATGGAGCAGGGCATGAAGCTGGAGGGAGAGGCGCGTTGCTCATTCGAGCTTGAATACGCCAAGGGCCAGCCGGTGACGGAGGTTGGATTTGTGATGCACGACAGCGGTTTGTTTGGCGGTTCGCCCGATGCGCTCGTTGGTGATGACAGCGGGCTTGAGATGAAGTGCCCGAATCTATCGACGCACATAGGTTACGTCCGTGCAGGCGTATTGCCTTCCGAATACAAAGCACAGTGTCACGGCTCCATGATCGTCACGGGGCGCAATAGCTGGCACTTTTTCAGTTACGCACGCGGCGCTTTACCATTCCACTTATTGATTGAGCGCGACGACTTCACCGCCAAACTAGAGGAGGAGCTTCACAACTTCGCCAAGCGATACAACGAAGCCCGCGCCCTCTTTGAACTTCCGCCAATCGGCACAACCAACCAAACCCAATGATCGTTTCCAAGCTAGACCTCTGCAAAATAACCGGCGTGCGCTTTCTCCAAAAGGACGGGCGCAAGTTTCTCGAAATAACCGACGCGGGCCTCTACGAAGGCAAGAATGGGGCGGTGTATCTAGACTTCGTGCTATTCGACACGCCAGACGACAAATACGGCAACGACTGGCGAGTCTGCCAGAGCGTGAGCCAAGAGGCAAGGCAGCGCGGAGAGAAAGGGCCGATCTTGGGCAACGGGAAGAACAAGGGGCAGGCACAGCGCACGCCGACAACCGGAAGCAGCGGAGGCAAGCCGACGCACTCGCCATCGGGTCCGGCTGATGACGGCCAAGATATTCCTTTTGCGCCGGTCTTGTAACAGCCAACCCACTAAAGCCCGTGCCGACCGCATGGGCTTTATTTTTTCACCCCGACGCCAATTTGAACGAAGAAAACCCATGAACTACCAAAAGCACATCCCGACATTCGCACGCTGGTTTGGCCGCAAGCAGCTAGAGTGCGTTCCGCCTACTCAAACGGTCGATAACACGACGATTGATCCCGCTTACGCGCCCCGCAAGCGCGTGCCGAGCTTCTACGTCCCCGATACTGAAACGCCCTGGATGATACTGCGGCTTTCGTCTGGTCGCTGGCACGTTGCCACATACGAGCTTTTCCGCACTCGCAAAGATGCACGAATCCGCGCAAAGCAAATTGCTAACTCGCTGTTTGCGCCAACCAAGGTAACGCGCCCCATAATTCCGACCCGCTAAACCATGCTCGCCCTAAAAATCGCCTTGATCGCTGGCCTTGGATGGACACTCGGCCTTCTCGCAGGTGCCGCAATCGCTTTCGTCTTCAAGCACGCTTGCCGCTTGGCTCTTTGCTTCGTTCGCAGGTAAACCACCCCACCCCACCCGCGCCCGACCTAGCACGTCGGGCTTTTTTGTGCCCTCATGAAAAATACTTCCCTAAACCTTAGGGAATTCGCTTGACGGCCCGCTACGGTAATGTTTCCTTTGGGCTTCAAAGCGGACTGAGACCCTGCTTCAACGATAGCGACCCAATTTCACCAACCTGCCGTGAGCTTCCTAAAGGGATAGCCGAGTTTCAGCGCGGCAGGTGTGGTGTATTTTTTACCATATCGGACCAACACACCGCAAAAGCGGCGTTTAGCGAGACACAAACCAACTTTGCGACTCCCTCGCATGGAATCTCCCATCTTGGAGAAGGGCAGACTGAAACGACACACGAATAACTAAAATGAAAAACACAACATGGAATACGCAGAATTCATAAACCGAAAGAAACACAGCATAGGAGAAAGCGGAATTGAGGCCACATGGATTCCCGACTCTGCTTTTGATTTTCAGGCTCACATTATCAAGCGAGCTTTACGCAAGGGACGCATCGGCATTTTTTTGGACACCGGCTTAGGTAAGACGATGATTCAGCTTGCAGTCGCCGAAAACATCATTCGCCAAACCAACGGGCGCGTTTTGATTCTAACCCCGCTTGCCGTTGCTTTCCAGTTTCTACTTGAAGCTGAGCGCATCGGAGTGTCCGACATTGAACACACGAAGGACGGGAAAATCTCAAAGAAGATCGTTCTTTGCAACTATGAGCGCCTTCACCTGCTTTCACCCGAAGACTTCGTTTGCGTGATGCTAGATGAATCCTCGATCCTTAAGAACTTCAACGGAGCGACACGCGATTCAATCGTTGCGTTTATGAAGAAAACGCGCTTCCGCTTCTTGGCCACTGCAACCCCTTCACCCAATGACTTTATTGAGCTAGGCAATAGCTCGGAGGCACTTGGCTACATGGGGTATATGGACATGCTTACAAAGTTCTTTAAGAACAACCAAGGAAGCGCGGATTCCAACGACCGAAACATTGGAGAAAAGTTTTACCTGAAACCGCACGCGGAAAAGGACTTTTTTGCGTGGGTGAATCAGTGGTCAATCATGGTCAAAAGTCCGTCCGATCTTGGTTTCAGTGACGAGCGATACAAGTTGCCCGCGCTCAATGTTTTCAAACACACTGTCAAAAACGAAAACCAATGGAGCGTCGAAGGACAGGGCCAGCTTTTTGTTGTGCCAGCCAAGCGGCTTACTGAGGTCCGCGAAGAGCAGAAGTTGACGGTTAAAAACCGCTGCGAGATTGCCGTGGAGTTGGCCAACAAAAAAACCTCCGTCTATTGGTGCAATCTGAATGACGAGAGCGATTTGCTTTCGGAGTTGGACCCTGAAGCCGTAGAAATCCACGGAGGAATGAGCCTGGAGTCTAAAGAAGAGGCGTTGGTATCGTTTGCCCGTGGCGAGATTCCGCGCCTGATAACCAAAGCCAAGATGACCTCAATGGGGCTGAATTGGCAACATTGCTGCCACACCGTTTTCTTCCCCACATACAGCTACGAGCAATACTATCAGGCCATTCGCCGCTTCTGGCGATTTGGCCAAAAGAAAGACGTTACTTGCGAAATGGTAGTATCGGAAGGTCAAGAGCGAGTAATGGAAGCCCTTCAACAGAAAACATCTAAGGCAATCGAGCTTTACGAAAACCTTGTTTCATCCGTCAACAATTTCCGCGAAATCAAAAAAGAATTTAACCAAACCGCCAAAAAACCTTCGTTCCTATGAACAACACAAAAGACCAGATCCACACCGCCAACTATTCGCTCTATAACTCGGACTGCATGGAAGTGCTTCCGACCATACCCACCGAGTCAATTGACTTGTCGGTTTACTCGCCACCGTTTGCGGGCCTCTACAATTATTCCAGCTCAGAGCGCGACTTCTCAAACTGCGAAAGCAAAGAGCAATTCTTGGAGCAATACGATTACCTGATTTCTGAAATGGCCCGCATCACGAAACCAGGCCGCATCAATGCAGTCCATTGCACGGACGTTTTTGATAACTCGTGCCGCCTTTGGGACTTCCCCCACGAAGTTATCCGACTGCACGAAAAACACGGGTTTCAATACCGAAACCGCATCACGATTTGGAAAGAGCCTCTGAAGGTCCGTATGCGCACGATGGTAAAGAGCCTGATGCATAAGCTGATCGTTGAGGACTCCACTCAATGCTTCACGGCCATGCCCGACTACGTTCTTATTTTTACGAAGAAGGGCGAAAACGCCGTTCCGGTCACGCACCCCGAAGGATTGAAGGAGTATTTCGGAGACACGCCAATCCTTCCGAACATTTTGCAGGCGTTTAACAACGCGAACGAATCCAACTTTAGCGAGGAGCAGCTATGGGCATATTTGAAAAACACCTATGCCGACCACAAAGACCCGAAATCAAACAAGCTGTCTCACTACATCTGGCAGCGTTACGCTTCCTCTGTTTGGGATGATATTCGCATCGACAACGTTCTCCCCTTCCGCGACTCGAAAGAGGAAGACGACGAGAAGCACGTTCACCCGCTTCAACTCGACGTTATCGACCGGATCGTCGAGATGTATTCCAACAAGGGGGAAGTCGTTTTGACTCCATTTATGGGCGTAGGTTCTGAGGTTTACAGCCCTGTTTCTATGGGGCGCAAGGCAATCGGCATCGAGTTGAAGGACTCTTATTTCAAGCAGGCAAAAATTAACCTGACGCACGCCGAAACGCGGTTTGCAGCGGCCAAGGAAAATCAGGACGAATTGTTTGCCGGATGAAAACCGAACCGACCGCAAAAGAGGAGAAACGGGGCGAAGTCACAACGATATGGAGTGACGGCACGGTTTGCCGCACGAAAGAGAACGGCATGACTGTGCCGCGCCCCGTTGTTCCTGCGGTAAAACTAGACACGAATGAATACGATTAACACCAATGGTAGCACTAACCCTAATAACCGTGGCACACACACCAGGCGCGACGTTCCTGAAGTCATAAGGTTTTTGCGCAAAGCGGTTCGTAATTTCAAAGGATAAATTATGGCCTACACTAAACTTTTTTCCAGTATCGTAACGTCAACAATTTGGGTCGAGACTGACCGCACCCGCATCGTCTGGATTACGATGCTCGCCCTTGCCGACCGCAACGGCGAGGTGCAGGCGTCGATTCCAGGTCTTGCCAGAATCGCAGGCGTTCCCGTTCCCGACTGCGAGGATGCGCTGCAAAAGTTCATGTCTCCTGACCCCTACTCACGCACGCCGGACGATGAAGGACGGCGCATAGAGAAGATCGACGGCGGTTGGGCGCTTATTAATCACTCCAAGTATCGCGAGATGGCGAGCCGTGAGGATTCCAAAGAAGCCAACGCCAAGCGTCAAAAGCGTCATTATGACAGAAAAGCAAGAAACCTAACGCATACTAACGCTAACCTAACGCATACTGACGCTAACCTAACGCATACCCTGCACATAGCAGAGGCAGAGGCAGAGGCAGAGGCAGAGTTAAGAGAAGAGAAGAAAGAGCCTTCGCCTAAAAAGCCAAGGAAGCCAAAGCCGCCCGCTCAAACGGATGAGGATTGGTTGGCGTCCCTTTGCGCATCACCTGAAAACCAAGGCGTTGACGTTCGCTTTGAGTATCAGCGCATGCACGCATGGTGCGCAAAGAAGAACCAGACTCCCAGCCGCCGACGTTTCTCTAAATGGCTTGAACGTGCGGACCGTCCTTTAGCAAAGCCCGTGCAGGATTTGAGCGTCCCCAATTTGCCGGAATCAGGCCGATCGATGTTTGACCTCTCCAAAACAGGAGGCGTGTTTGACCCTACCTATCCCTACCATTTGACCTAATGAAAACCGCAAAAGAAATATCTGAAATGCTCGCAGCTCAGGCAGAAGCTGTCGCCACCATGCTTTTCCCGAACGGGAAGCGCGTTGGCAGTGAATGGGCGGTGTCCGACCCTTCTTCCCTCAAAATCCACTTGACCGGATCACGCGCTGGCCTTTGGGCGCGCTTCGCCGGCGATGAAAAGGGCGACTTGCTCGACCTCTGGAAATTCGCCAAGGGCTGCGACTTCGTAACCGCTCTACGCCAAGCCCGTGACTTCCTCGGGGTGAAAGAGGAGCGCAACGAAGGACAGTTCAAAACCGCCACCCCAACCAAGAAGTTCGTCCGCCCTACGCTCGACCAACACTCTGAACTAGAATCGGGCGGACCTGTTTACGACTACCTCACCAAAACCCGCAAGCTCGACCCCGCCATTCTCCGCGCATATCGCGTGCAGCAGATGACGCATTCTAAATTCGGAGCGTCCATCGTTTTCCCCATCTTTGACGAGCGCGGCCTGGCTGTTGACCTCGTGAAATACCTTGCCGTAAACCGCGGTGCAGACGGGAAGAAAACC